CGGCCAGGTCTGTAAATGCATCTGCACGTTTATTTATATTTATTAGAGATATGACGCACTGTTTTATAGGCGTTTAGTTGTTTTTGTTTCTTTTTCTATTAATTATTCTGAATGGTAGAGATTATCTAATGTTTAGCAGGGTTTGCTTGTCCTTTTAATTGCCTGTGTTATGCTATAATATTGCTATATGGGTAATGTGTTAAAGTATACTGAATATCAAACGCCTATCACTTTGATGCGTAATTTAACTAGGTTAAACCAACCTTTTAGGTTAGAGTTTCGTAAGGTTGATGGATCGCGCCGTATCATACAGAAGGCTTTACTACGTAAGCAATCACTATCAACTACCGATAAGCGGTCAGCGTATAAGCTTAATTATATCAATTCGCAATCAGAGCAAATGGGTAGCTGTTACATACCATTACTAATATCTGTTAATGATCAAAAAATAATACTACATGAGCAATCTGCATAGATTAAACCATAAGGATTACGTCTCCTTGTCATCTAATAATCTTAACTATTTTGAGATAACAGGCCGTGATAGCGCTGGTGGTAGCGATGCTCCTGACCAAACCTTTGATAATTGGAAAGAAAAAGCCTTAGATATTGGTGATTTTAAGGTAATACCTAAAGGTGAAAATAATGATATACCTAATCAAATACAGGATGCTGTATTTCCTAATAGTTTAGCGCCTAGATTGCAAAACAGAAAAGTAGATTTATTAATTGAGCAGGGGCCATTCTTATATAAGCATACTACCGATGGCTTAAAATATTATAGAGAACCTATCAAAGAAGATGCTGTTAATGATTGGTTGTTTAGCAATAATATAGAGGAATTATTAATACATAACGCGACTGAATATTATTATCAAAACGAAGTATATACTAAAATATTTAGAGACAAAGCAAGCCGTTTAGGTGTTGGAGGTTCTTTAGCAACAATGCAGCCAGTTCATGGGTTCGATTGCAGACTAGCATACAAAAAAAATGATTCAAAAAAACGACCTACTCACGTTATTATAGGAGACTGGAAAAAGCAGGATCAAAAAGAAATGACGGTATATCCTTTATTTGACCCCGTAAACCCTACAAAATATCCTGTAGCAATTCACCATGCTAAATTTGGCAGTTACGGGATGAAAGAATATGCACTGCCCGAAATTTACGGGGCTTTAGATTGGATTAAGCGATCAACATCTATACCTAAAATATTTCAAGCACTTACTGATAATTCTTTAAATATTAAATGGCATATACAAAGCCCTGCAAAATATTGGGCAGATAAACGTAAAATATTAATGTCAAATTGTTCTGCTGCTATTCCTAAAATAGAGTATAAAGAGCAAATGTTAGAAGATCTAAAACAGGAAATTTTAGGCAAACTTTCTACCTTATTATCAGGCACTAAAAATGTAGGTAAATTTTGGCATAACGAATATGTTGTAGAGCTTATAGGTGGTAACGCCATGGAACATGGTTGGAAAATTACCCCAATAGAGCAAAAAATAAAAGAATACGTTGCCGCTCAAATAGAAATATCAAACAAAGCTGATTTTGCAACAGTAGCTGCATTAGGGTTGCACGCGGCATTAGGTAATGTTGGTGCCGATGGAAAATCAGATTCAGGCTCCGAGCAATTATACGCCTTAAAAATACATCAGCTTACGTCAGTTAATTTACCTGAGTTTTACGTATGTAAAGCGGTAAATGACATGCTATATATAAAATTTGGTAAAGATATTAAGATAGGCTTTTACCATGTAAATGCAGAACGCGAGCAAGATGTAACTCAATCTAAAAGAACAGTAAATCAAACCCCGTCAAACCAAGCATTATAATGGAATTAATATTCAATAAAAACAGCACAGGTCAGGTTGAAATTAAGACCCTTTTGGGGTTTACTGATGGTGATTTTAAGTATGATAATTTAGAGTCTTACATCGAATTGCAAACCCCATATTTAATTGATATTATTGGGCAATCAGTTTATGATAAAGTGGTAACTTATTATAAAGAGGCTACTGTAGTTGATGAAAAAACAAAATCTATATTAAAAAAGATGCAATTTTACATTGTATCTATGGCTTATTTAGATTACGCACCAAATAACGATTTAACCCATGGTAATTCTGGCCGTACTTTTAGGTCAGAAGACAATGAAAAAATACCTTGGGATTGGCAAATCCAAGCCAGTAATAAAGTAACCTATAAAAATGCATACACAGCGTTAGATCAATTACTTGTTTCTTTAGATGCTTCAGAGTGGCAAGAGTGGATAGATAGCGATGCTTATAAGCACGCAAATGCTATTTTTATTAAAAATACGTTAGAGTTTGATAAGGTGTACCCTATTAATAAATCTGGTCAGTTGTATTATAAGTTGGTGCCGTTTATGGACGATTTTGAAAATGAATATGTAAACGCAATATTGACTTCAGATTATGCAGCGCAATTAAAATCAAAAACAAACCCTTCAGACAATGAAAAGCTATTGCTTTTGTATATTAAAAAAGCAATAGCATATTTATCATTAGCAAAAGGAATGAAGGCCTTCCCTGTCGAACTTCTTCCAGATTCTTTAACCTTTCAAGAAAATACCAGGATGAAATCGGCAGCGCGTGCCGAAGTAATGGAGTTTTTAAATGCAGAAGGTGGTAAATATTTACAAAAATTAGAATACGAGTATAGCCAGCAAACAGCAACTTTCACTCCTATAAAAACTACTAATGGCCTTGATGAAGGCACTAAATATGTAAATCTATAATGCTAAAACAGTTAAATAACTTTGCTTGGTCTATTTACAAGCTAACGCCAAAAGGTAAGCGGTCTTTTATTTTAAAAAGCGGCTTATCTAATTTAAAAAAGAAAGCCGCCTTAAAAACAACTACTAAATTAAATATTATTGATAGTGCTACGAAAGTTATTAAAACCAAAAAAATATTTGGCTTTAACAAAGGTAAATCAATAGTAAATACTAAAAAATCTAACCACCAAGTGCGCGAAAATGTAAAAAACAAACATGCATTAGAACTTAAAGAGCGTGGTTTAAAAATAACAAATACAGGTAAATTTCGCCATGCATAAAATAGAAATACCCGAACTTAATAAAGTATTTGATTTTCCTGAAAATGGAACTGAGTTTACGCAACAACAGTTTTTGTTTTTCTCTAATTTAATGTTGCAATACAATGCAAATGCAATAACTTATGATCAGTTTAAGAATAAGTTAGTGTATGAGTTTTTATTACTTAAGAGAATTGTAGCTATTGAGAATATAGAAAACAATATAGTTATTGAAAATATTATGCATATAGGTCGTTTGGTTGACTTTTACTTTATAGATCAAAAGGTTGATGGTAAAATATATAAGGTGGTTGATATGGTTCTCTTTGTGCAATTAATGCCTAAAATAGTATCAGAAGGCGTTACTTTTTATGGCCCTGAAAGTGCAATGATAAATACTGTTTATGGTGAATATATTCAGGCATTAAACGCTTTTTTAGATTATTCAAATACAGGCAAAGAAATGTATTTAGATAAATTAATAGCCACTATTTACCGACCAGAAAAGAAAAACAGCAATCCTGATAATCCTACATCAGATTACACATCAGATGTTCGCACGCCTTTTAACCCGCATTTAACCGACCATTACAGTAAAAAGCTTACTAAAATTGCTCCGCAAGTAAAAAATGCAGTCTATTTGTTTTTTGCTAGTTGCCAGCATTTTATTGTTAATTCTGATGCTTTAGATGTTGGCGGGGGTAATAGTATAGATGTTACAGTGTTGTTTAAACAAACAGGCGGAGCCGGAAATGTAAAGGGTTTGGGTATTGTTGGCACCTTGTATAGTATTGCTGAAACAACCGTTTTTGGTGATGTAGATAAGGTAGCGGCTACAAATACTTATGATATTTTTGCATTTTTGGTAGAGCAGCACAATAAAATGGAAAACCTTAAAAACAGTAAAAAAAATGCTTAGTCTAATTGATTTAAAAATCTTTGTGGAAAACCACATTGCAGAGCGAGAATATTTAGAAAACTTTTTTATAGTAGCTTCTGATGATGAATTGGTTCGAGCTTATAAAGATACTGTTAATGCAAATTTGCTATGTTCGTTTATTGTAATTATACCATCTCACGATGTTAATTTGCAAGATGAAGACAACCGAAAAATGCTAAATAATTTGTATTTTATGGTTATTAAAAAAACAGATTCAAAGGCTTCAGAAAATGACAGATTTAATATTTTTGCACATACACAGCAAGAAATTAAAGCTCTTTTAATTAAAATGGTAGACCTCCATCATCAATACACAGATAATTGTCTTTTTAAAGAGTTAGATTTAAATGGTATACGTATAAACCCTGTACAAGATTATGCAGGTGCTAATGGTTTTGAAATAGAATTTTCAACAAACACAGAATTTTAAATAACTATATACATAAATTTATGTATATTTAGATTCCATAGTATAATAGTTATTTATTTCTTTATTTAAATTTGTTTTAAAAACCACCTCTAACCAGGGTGGTTTTTTTATGCTTTTTTGTGTCCTTTTAAACGCTGTTTTCAAGCATTAATATTGTAATATATGAAGGCATTATCTACCTCACAAACAGCATTAAATAACAATCGCATTAATGATCGTTATATCAACCGTGTTTTAAATGAAGAAGGCTCTAACCTTATAAAATCACAAGCGCGAATTGCTTCTAAATACAATTTAAAAGATACGATCCCTGAAATTTCGAGACGTAGCTTTAAAGTGTCTTCGAATAACTTAGAGGTGCGCCATGCGTTAAGGCAGCGCTTTGTTGATATGCGAAAAGGTAAGGGAACTAAAAAGTTAACCGCTCCTATTCATAATAAAATAGTCTATTCTCATTTCAATGCTATCATCAATAAACTTGCTTTTGGTTTAACACAAGATATTCGCAATCAAATCTCGAATGAATATAATATTGAAATATAATGGCTAAAAAAATAACAGACGAAACGCTAAAGTTTAATATTATCATAAATGGTGACTCCGCTAAAAAAGAATATGGGCAATTAGAAAGGGCAAATCGTAGTTTGTTAAATGCAAATGAAGATTTAGAGGCGCAAGCAAAGAAACTAGAAAAAGCGAATAAAACCACATCTGATTCATACAAAGATTTGCAATTAAAAATAGCTGCAAATAGTAAAGAGGTTGCTGATAATAAAAATAAAATGTCAGCTTTAACGAAAGAAATTGGCCTCAATAATTTATCAATGCGTGAGCTATCTAATGAGGCGCGTAAGCTTAATGGCATAATGTCTAATCTAGACCCTAATTCAGCAGAATGGAGCCGTTATAATACTGAATTGCAATCTGTTCGTGGTCGTATGGCAAACCTACGTGATGAAATGAGGCCTGTGTCTGATGCAATGGACGATCAGATATCTATTGTTGAAAATCTAGGAACTGGCTTTTCTCAAATATTTACAGGCTTAAAAACAGGCGATATAAAAGGTGCTGCTCAAGGCTTTTCAACAGTAGCTAATGGTATTGGTGCGGCAACTAAAGCAGCATGGGCATTTATAACAACACCAATTGGCGCAGCATTAGCAGTTATAGTAGCAAGTGTTGGTGCAATTAAATTTTGGGCAGATTATAATGAAGGGATAAAAGAATCTATTATACTAACCGAACAAATAACAAAACTCCAAGGCGATCAAGCCGAAAAAGTTAGGCAACAAGCTACAGTTTTAGAAGATGTTTACGGTGCTGATTTTAAAGAAACATTGACTGTTGCTAATGGTTTGGTAAAAGATTTCGGAATAACATTTCCTGAAGCTTTAGATGAAATAGAAAAAGGCTTGCAAAAAGGGCAAATAAATAACTCTGAATATTTTGATAGCTTAAAAGAGTACGATACTTTCTTTGCTAATGCAGGTTTTAGTATAGGTGAGTTTAGAAAAGTAGTAGAAACAGGATATGATCTTGGAGTGTATTCTGATAAATTACCAGATGCTATTAAAGAATTTGATTTATCAATAAAAGAACAAACTCCTGCTGTAAAAAAAGCACTTGAAAATGCTTTTGGTGGTGCTTTTACTGAAAGTTTATTAGCTAGAGTAAATAAAGGAGAAACCACAACAAAGAAAGCTTTAGCAGAAATAGCTGCCCAAGCAGGTAAATCTAATATTACAATTCAGCAAAATGCACAATTAACTGCCGATTTGTTTCGTGGCGCAGGTGAAGATGCTGGTGGAGCATTAAAAGTATTTGAAGCAATGAATATTGCATTAACAGATCAAGAGCGAGCTCTAACTCCTTTAGAAGAAATGATAAAAGAAGTCGCTGATGCACATAAAGATTTAGAGGCCGCCCAGTCCGAGGCTTTAAAATCTGATAAATACCTTTCATTATCTAGCGAATTATCTGTGTTTTGGATAAAAACAAAAACCCTTTTTTATCAGTCTTTAAGTTTTATTGTAGACACCTTTACGTCTATAACTGACACTATTGTTATTAAGTTTTACCAAATAAGTAGCGTTATTGGTAATTTACCAACTATTGCTAAAATTGCATTTACAGCCTTAAAAGATGAAGTTTTTGATGTGGTAAAAACCTTTGGTGGTTTAGCAGATGTAGTTGAAAATTTAATGGATTTTAATTTTTCAGGAGCAAAAACCGCATTTAGCGATTTTAAAGAAGCTTTTAAAAAAGAAGCGTCAGAAGTTGGTGGTGTTGCTAAAGAAATATCAGATAGAATAAAAGCTTCTTATGATGCAGTTGGTGCTGATGTAAAAGGTAAATTAGATAAAAGAAGACAAGGCGCAGTCGATCAAGATTCGATTGCAGCCCAAAATGCTTCTACTGCTAATACAATACCAGGAGGAAATACAAATACAACTTCTCCTGAGTTATCTAAAGAAGATCAATCAAAATTAAGTAGTCGAAAAAAATTAGCAGAACTATTAGATGCTTTTGATGCAGAGCGCGAACTACAAGAACAGGTTAAAAAAGTGTTGAAAGCACAACAAGCTGAAGAAGAAGAAGTATTGCGCTTAGAAGCTAAGTTTTTAAAACTTACTGAAGAAGCTGCAGGTGAAACAGAATTGATAGCACGTTTAGAAGACGAGAAGCAATTACAATTACAAGATATTAGAGCTAAATATGCCGAAGAGCATGTGCTTGCTGAAAAAGAAGAGCAAGACCGTTTATCAAAACAGAAACAAGCATTTGATGAAAAAATTATTGAAGGCGAAAAAAAATTAAATCAAGCAAAAGAAAATGCTAAAAATGTAGGTATAAACATTCTTAGAAATGCTTTAGGCGAATCTTCCGCAATAGGTAAAGCATTATTTGTCATTCAAAAAGGGATGGCAATTGGTGGTATAATTGCAGATGCTAGTAAAGCCGTTGCAGCAGTAACAGCTAATACAGCAATTGCCAATTCAGTAGCATTAGCAGCATCGCCTCTAACGTTTGGACAGCCATTTGTGGCGGCAAACACTGCAGCAGCAGCAACAAGTATTGCCGCGACTAAAATAGCCGCAGCAACCCAAATAGCTGCTATAGCAGCGCAGGGTATTACGGGTTTTGAAGATGGTTTGTACCCGACAAAGCGTAAGCAAGATGGCAAAATGTTTAATGCCCGTAATGGTGGTGCACCAAACACACAAATAGTTTCTGCGCCAACAACATTTTTGGCGGGCGAAGTTGCACCTGAAATGATTATTGATGGCAATACCTTTAAAAAAATGGACCCAGCTATTACAAACTACATACTTGGTCTGGCGGGTAAACCTGTTGTAGGTTTCGAAAAAGGCTATTACCAACAATCAGAACAAACAGGTATTACTAACGCGCAAAACGATAACTCAATATTAGCTCCTGTATTAAACCGATTGATTGAAAAATTAAACGAACCTATTAAAGCAGAAATGCTATACGGTGCTGATGCTTCTCGTAAACAAAAAGAGTACGATGATAAAATTACATCAACCCGAACTAACGCAAAAATCAAAAACTAATGGCTTTACCTCCTATTTTTTCACCATCAACAATAAACATGACGTACGAGCAGCAAACGCCTGGCTCGTATTATGTAGATTTTACATTAAATGCATTAGATTATTCTTGGAAAAATGGAGATCCAAAACCTCAGTTTTCAAACCTTCCTAATTGGTTGACTATTGTTTTGACAGAACCTAAAAGAGATCATTTTTTCTATTACAGGGCAATTTTAGATCCTACTAAAGCAAATTTAGTAGAGCCTAAAACTTATAATTTTGATGTAAATGTAAAATTAGAGTTTCTTGTAGGTTTTGTTAATACAAAAATTCCATTTTCTGTTTATATAATTGGCTCTACTCCTTTAGATATTACACCAACACAATTTAATTTTGCATATACAATTGGTGGTACATTGCCTTTAAAACAATATTTAGCGGTTACTTCTAAAATAAATTGGCAGTTAGAAAAAGATGCCTCTTGGGTAGTCGTTAACAAAACCTATGCATCAGGTAGTACAACGGTAGAAATAAGTACCGATCCTTCTGGTTTATCAGCTGGAGTTTATACAGGCAATATTTTAATAAAAGATGGCAGAACATCAAAAACAGTAACAGTATCATTAAACGTAAAAGGTGAAGATCAATCTAACGAGTTTTTATTGATAACACCTGATGCATTTGAAATAATAGAAAATTACCAGCAACTTCCAAAAGGCACTAAAACCGTAAATATTAACACATCGCATAGAGCGGATATAACCTCTAATGTAAATTGGTTGTCGTTTTCATCATCGTTTGTTTCATCTGGCGATAATTCTTTAACGGTAACTATTGTTGATACTGAAGCTCTGGATAAAGGTATTTTTGAAGGGAAAATTTTTATAGCAACAGCTTTTGAAACAAAAATAGTAAGGGTATTACTAACAATTAATGATACTGTTATTAGTGGTATTGTTTCAGACGAATTTTATTATGCCGACGATCGAAATAAAATAGTAATGCTAAATAATATACCGAATAGTGATTTATTGTTAGAGTTTGAGCCTTACGCCCAGGAAAGCTACAAAAAGAAAGTTCCTTTTTTTAGAGGTTTAGCTAGTAGCGTTTTAGGCGAGGAGGTGAAAAATTTAATTGTAGAAAATGAATTTTTAAACAGAACAACTACGCGTTGTTTTAATCCAGTAAGCACGGTTAAATTTAAAATTATAGCTTACGATAAGCAGAAAATAAGCACACAACAAACTTTGCGGGAAACGCTTACTGATGTTGAGTTTTTAACAGGAGCAACACCATTAAAAGACAACTTTTTAAGTTATATACCAGAAGAAATAACAGCAGTTGCTGATGGTTTGGTTTGTTTTAGCTTCAGAGCAACTGAAGTTGTCGATCAAATAAGAATATATGGTTCTGTTGTTATTAATTATGCAGTGCAAACCACATTAACAAATATTGTCACCTGTTGGGTTAACCTTGCGGAGTTAACTCTTATTGAAGATGATGTTATAGTAATTTCATGTGGCGGCCACAATGTACAGGTAACTATAAAAGCAACCGAACCTAAGCATACTAATATAGTGTGGTTAAATGAGTGGAATACACCTGAGACAATGACTTTTACAGGTTACTTAAAAATAAGTAAACCATCGGAAATTCAAAAAACAACATACGCTATTGATGGTAAAGAAAAAACAGTAGTAATTGATGTTAAAAAACCACAAGATTATACAGTTAGCACAGGTGTTATTTATACTCCCGAAGAGAGGTTGTTTTTATCATCTATTTTAGATGCAAAAAAAATATGGTTACAAATTGATGGCGAATTTGTACCGGTAATATGTAATACAAAATCATTAATAATTTCTGAAACTAGAACCTATTTACATAGTTATACGTTAGATTTTTCAAAAGCAATAATATGATAGCGATACAAGCAAATGGTTTTGAAGTAGATTTAAGTATTTACGGGCTGCAATTAAATGAAGAAAGTAATTTTTTTGTAGATAATATGATAAAATCATATACGTTTCCTTTTTCCGTTGCGTATGCTGATGATATTATGGCTAAACTAGGTCTACCAAACTTACAAGATATAACCGATTACGAAACCAACTTAAATGTTATTTTAATAATTGATGACACTTATTATGATGCTCAAGTAAAAATAGGAGAAGTGGAAGGTGATGATGTAGAATTAACCTTGTATTATGGCGATGAAGTGTTGCCTATTTATGGCACCGATTTAAAAAATCTGCCATGGCCTATTCATATTATTACAAATACCCAGTTAGTTGCTAGTCAGTATTTAAATAGTGAATGGCCACAAGTAACACACAATTTTCCTAAAATTTTCGCACCTAACATTACAGAAGATAGTGATTATGGAGTAACAGACTCTAATGGCAAAAAAATATCTGATTTTTTTAAAAATAATTATAACGGAACTGATTTTGTGCAAAACGTAACCGAGGTAGGTGAATCCGGAGAAACAATTTATGTGAATAAAAATGTGCTTTGCCCTTGTCCATATATGCTTGAAATTTTATCATTTATTTTTAAAACTGCTGGAAAAAAAATTAGTGGAGATGTTTTTAAAGATGAACGGCTAAAAAAAATAATATATCATCCGCAAAATTTTATTGAAAAATTTAAAGGTAGTTTATATACTAATTTTCAGTTCTCTTTACCAAATACAGATATAAACAGTGTAATAAATGGCGTTCAAAAAAGAATAGGTGTTTATCAAAGAACCTTTACTCCTGATACCGTTGGCACGTACAATATTAAATTTAACATTAATTTAGATTCATTAATAGCTAACTATTTTTCGTTAAAAATTTATCAAGATAATGAAGTAAATAACGAACAGATAGAGCTATATAGTGCCGTTTCCTCAGGGTCTAGCGTTAATGTTAACGAAAACTTGTCGGTTAATATAAATAACGCGTCAGAATACTTTCCTATTATTGTAGAGCTGCAATTACTATATAATACAAATACAATAGCTTTATCAAATTCTTTCGAGTTCTCATTTTCAAACGTTCGATTAAATGAGTATTTAGGAGGTTACACTTTGGGTGAGTTTATGCCTAAAATGACAGCTGGCGAATATGTAAACGCAATTAAAAATTGGCTCAATTTAGATGTTATTTTTGATGAAGAGTATGTGTATATTAATTTTTTAGAAGACACCTTAACTGATTTGCCGATTTATAATCACACCCATTTAGAAGTGTCAAGGCCAAGAAAAGTAAATAATCAAAACCGAGTTTTTAAACTGAAATATATTGATGATAGCGAAGTAATTATTGATAAAACAGGGCGTATTTTTTCTGATTTAGAAAAAGAAGAAACTGATATTATTGAAATTCCTTTAGAAGTTAAAATGCTTGATGTAGAAAATAATTTCAATTCAATAACGGCTATTTCCTATGAAACTGACGACTTGTCTTTTGTATTATATAATGGTTTGGTTGGTGGCAGCAACAACTGTATAGATAAAATAAATCTTTTTACAGGTAAAGTTGATAATGTGTATGAGTTGTTTTGGAAAAATTGGCTATCGATCAGAACTAATAATTTTACTTTCATAGATAAATTTAAAGCACATCAGCACGAAAAATTACTATTACGTTCTAAGATTTATAAATACAACCAACTACAAATACCTGTTTCTATTTATAAAACGAGGCAATCACAAGAATATTGGGATATTGAATTAAAGTCAGAAACATTTTAAATAACAATACTATCTAAATACTCTATTTGGGTATCAGTAATGCTTTCTACTATATGTACATAATTCATAGTTTCATCTATATTGCTGTGCCCTAAAAGCTTTTTTAAGTTAACCACGTTACCGCCACTAATTAAAAAGTTGGTGGCAAATGTGTGTCTACTTGAATGAAAATATAAACGCTTATTAATGCCTAATGTTGCTGCAATTACTTTAAGTTCTTCATTAATGTGTTTCCTTGAAAAATTATCATCAAAAACATCAGGAAGTTCAATTAATGATAATGCGGTTTTATTTAGTTTAATACGTATAAACTTGTTGGTTTTAACCATGGTAAAAGCTAGGTAACCACCTATGAAGTTTTCATTTTTGATTGTTTCTGAATCACTTAAACGTATTCCTGTAAAACAACTAAACAAATATCTTTTTAATATTTTGTGATGTGTATTATTAATAAATGGACTATTACAATAATCATACATTAGTTTTAATTCTTCAGGCATTAAAAATAGTCGTTGCCCTATCATTTTTTTTACTGATATATCAGAAAATAGCAGCGGTGTATTAATCCCGTTTTTATTAGCAAAGTGTAAGTATTTTTTAAAGTTTTTCATAGTACTTTCAATAGTAGCTTCTTTATTTTTTAAAACCTTCCGGCAATGGCTTCTTAATTTTTTTTCAAAATCTTCAGTTATCTCACTAAACAATATCGGGTCCTGAAATTCTTTTATTTTATTTAAAGCCCCTTTTTGTTGCTTGTAAGTAGATTCTTTTATTTCATTTTTATGCTGCTCTAGCATGTAGTTCGCGTAAGTATTATAATTCTGTTTTAAAGAGGGGTTTGTTAGGTCTGAAATTACCGTTTCTAAAATTGGAAATTGACCAGATAACTTATAAAACACCAATATTTTATTTAAATCACCTAGCATTTTGCCTATAAGTAAATTATAATTTTCAGAATATTTGTTACTCTTTTTAACCAGTTGCTTTTTAGTATCAAAATCTTTAACCGGTACCGAAATATGTAGGGGTAATCTTTTTCTTTTTCCGTTCTGGAATAATTGCAAGTAAATAGCGCTAGTGCCGTCCGTTCTAATATGATCCTTTTTAATTACAATTTTATATGTAAGCTTCCCACTCATAATTTGTGGGTCAATTTGTGGGACATAATCATAGTAATTTTGCTGTAAATCCATAATATCGAGTCATTTGCAAAGGGCTTAAACCAACTAAGGCGAAGTAGTAACGCTTATAAACGCTATACTTCGCCAAGGTTTCACCCTTTTTGTGTTTTAATATTTGTGACCGCGAAGGGATTCATTATATATTTAAATCGATTGATAATCAGTTATTTGAAACTTTACTGGGTAGTTTGTGGGTCATAAACATATTACCTTCCTCGTATAAGAGCCAATTTATATTCAATTTAGGAACCGCATTTTTTAAAGAATGAACCATTTTTATACCTATATGGTCTATAGCAAAAGAGTTGTAAAGACTTTTGTAGTTTATATTATGTTCCACACAAAAAAGATGCACGTTTATATCTCTTTTTTCTTTTTTTGATAACGCTTCTAGTAATAGAAGTATTCTTTTTTTAAAATTATCTTTCATATATAATTTTTAATAAAAAACTTTTTAAAATGTAGGATTTGCATTTCTTTATTTTAAAAATAAGTTGTTAATTGTGATTAGGTTATTTAATAAATCAGCTTATTTTTCAATATTTACTTGCAATCATTTAGTAATTAAGTGATTGTATTTTTTTAATTTTTAGATAAAGAGCGTAATTTCATCGTTAAACTAAAAATCATACAATATGAAAAAAATCACTATTTATTTTACCGCTGCAGTAATTTTAATTACTTCTGCTTCATGCATAAAAGATGCTGGAGATTCTGAAATTTATCATAATTTAAACTATGAACCACCAATTGATAAAGGGGTACCGCCACCGACTAACGGCTAAAAGAGTTAAATTAATTATAGGCATGGCTATTGCTCTTTATGTAATAGCCACGCCATTTTTTTTTTACTCATATCGCCTTTTTCCAGAAGACCTTACTCAAATAAGTTTTTTAGGTTTAACAATAAAAGCTGGCTTACATGGTAATTTAAATTACTTTGCTTATTACTTATTCACCAAACTAGTTATTCTAATTTTGATAATTATATGGTACGTCACCAATGCTTTTTGGTGGAAACAAACGTTACTAGTACCTATAAGTATGTTACTATTTCAAATTATAGCAGTTATAAATACAAGTGTAAATTATATTGATGAAATAGATTTTTGGTTTTCATTACCAATTATAATAGCTGTTTTATTACCTATTATATACACTTCAAAAAAACTAAGCTTTTACACTTCTTCTTTAGATTTAAAAGATGAAATAGAAACAGAAATAAATTCCATAACTAACCAATAATTATGCCTGTCAATTCCTTTACCCGTATTTTACACGATTTTATTTTATTAAAGCAAACTAAATCAACTTTATCTAATGAACAATATTTAAAAGAACTTACTAAGTTGCAAAATAACCTTATACAAAATTTAGAGCAAACAACATTATCAAAAAAGGATACTAAAACTTACCATCTTTTAATATCTTCAATCGCGGGATCTCGTTAATGAATCATTTTTAATATCATTTTTAACATCAATAATTTCTTTCTCCATTATTTTGTGAATTAGTATTCCTATTTCTTTTTTAAAATCTGAAATTGCAAATTGTACTTTTTCATCAACAATACTATCAATAGTGGTATCTGGCCTGTATTTTAAATCAGGCTCAGATACTGTGTTGTTAGTTTCTTCATTTATCATATTACCCTTTCCGGTTAATAACCAGGTAGAATTTAAATCTTCGTATTTGTCTATAATATCAGACAGCATTTCAGAACTAGGTGATGAATGCTGTTTAAATGCGCTTGTAAAATAGCCTGACGATACGCCAATGCTCTTGCAGAATTGTCTAGCACTCATTTCTTTATACTCAAAAAACAACTTTACTCTTTCTAAAATAGTAGACATATTGTAAATATTTATATACATAAATTTGGTAATATGTAAATAATTATATACATTCGTAAAACAAACGTATATAAAATACCAAACAATTACCAAACAAATATACAACACACACCACAGTAATACAATAATAGATATCTATGATAACCAAAAGAGAAGCCTCTAAATACAAAAAAGAAATAGGCAGCGGATATATCGCAAAAGTTTTGTCCTTTTTTAAAACGAAGCATTACACACGCTTATCTGGTAAAGAATATTCACAACAAGACATTATAAATATAATGGGGGGTCGTGAAAATATAACCTTAGAAATGCGAGTAATAGAAGTTGTTGCTCATTATAAGCTTTTAAAAATACAAAGAGAGGCTAAAAAAGAAGCCTTATTAAACCCAAAAACAATTAAAAATGAATCATCTAAAACACAATCTATTTTATCTACTAATTGCGATCAGTTTTGTGTTGGCAGCTGCCAATCTAATTGTTCAGTTATAGAACAAAAAAAACCGTAGCTGTAACTACGGTTTAAATAACATTAATTTTTATAAAAACCAATCTTATTATGCAAAGCGAAATTACAAAAAACACACCATCTACACCAGTAACTCATATTTTTAATTTACCTGCTGGCTTATTGCCTAATGATAATTCTACTGAATTATTTGGAGATAGAAAAACAGGTAAAGTTTATTTTATGACAAAAGGCAAAACACTTGCTTTTAGGTACTTGTCTAAAAATATAAAAGAACAATTATTAAAAAAACTTTTAGCCGATCCTGTAGCATCTGAGCAATTAAAAGCACTTCCTTTTTCTGTAGCAATAGAGAGGTTTGCATATTGCCTTTACGGTGGTTTAGATCATACACCTGATATTAATGAAACGGGAGTTATTGGTTTATCTGAGAACTTTCAATGTTTAGATAAAGGCTGTAACTGCAAAAACTGGCATTCAAAAATGATAACCTATAAAGGCCATGTATTAAGTGGTAAAAAGTTAGAAGTTTTAATGGCATACAGAAAAGGTAGAGAAGCTAGTTATGTTGCTGCTGAATTAGGTATTACCGAACCAACTTTAAATAGTCACAAAAAAAAGCTGTTCACAATTTTTAATGTTTACAGTACTTCAGAGTTGGTAGTTGCTGCAATCGAAGCTAAAATAATCCAATAATGAAAAGTTTACACCAGATAGATGCTGCCATAAGTAGAGCAGATAAGCAAATAGCGGCTACAAATAGTGATACAAAAATGTCTAATCTAGATAAAGCTATTATTATTCATGGTTTTATGACTAAAAAAGGACAATTGACACATGAGAGAATCGAACGAATTAAAGCTATCGAAGTTAAAGGAGCGATTGTCGTACATAACTAATCCAAAAAAAGCCCTATTTATCTTAAAAAACAGCAATCATGATACGCATTTCCGTGAAATTGAAAACATCGTTAAACAAATTGAAAAACTTGAAACCTATGAGCCTAGTCAAAACCTTACAGTCGAAGAGTATTACCAAAAATTTTTACGGTAAACCAATAACAGAAGAAACCGCATTAGAGGTTACTTATGTTTTAGCAGATTACTATAACGCTTTGCTTCATCATAAAAAGCTACCTATTAAACCTAATAAAGATTTGTCTTTTTTAATTCGTTGCAATGCTATAGCAAATCTTTATTACACAAGTATTAATAGTAGTTTAAAGGGAGTTCAAATGCGTAATAGTGCATTAACACAAGATCAAGTTATATACACATGGTTATTTGCTTATAAAATGGAAACTAAAAAACCATTAATAACCCTAAATAACACATCATTAATATTTAATACAATACATAATGAATAGAGATTTTACAACACCATCGTTATTCTTAGCCCTTATTTTTTTCATTCTCCTAGCGGTTATTTCTGAACTGATATTTAAAAGCTTAAAAAAACAACACATAAATTTAAATACTATTAATGAGATAGAAACAGGTTTATCTATCGATTACTATGAATTAAAACCAGGTAATATAGTTCGTGTTTGGCATATAGATGACATTGAACCTAAAGGGGGTTTTTGGTGGTATGCCAAAGTAGTTTGTTTTAAAAATAATAATTACTTAAAACAGCTAGATTTCAACTACACCAATACGCCTGAAGATATATTCACAGCAGCATCTTTCAAAAATTATAAAATTGAGTTGTTGTCTTAAGTATACCGCTACCAATAATTAAAAATTAAATACACGCACTACCAAGCATGATTACAGAAAAAAGCATAGACGACGTTCGCAATTTAGAAATAGAAGTTGTAATAGGTAAATATATAGAGCTGAAAAGATCGGGCGCAAACTACAGCGCAAAATCACCATTTGTAGCTGAAAAAACAGGATCATTTATGGTGTCACCTGTTAAAAATATATTTAAGTGTTTTTCTTCGGGTAAGGGTGGTGATGGCATCGGATTTGTAATGGAGCATCTAGGACTTAATTTTATTGATGCAGTTAAGCAGATAGCAAAAGATCAAAACCTTTTTTTAGAAAACGAGCAACTATCTGAAGAAGAAATACGCAACTACAAACAAAAAGAATCTTTCAGTTCTATTTCTGAAGAAGCTACTGAGTTATACCAACAAGAGTTGTCTAAGCTTCCGGCTGAACATTGGGTAAAAATAATGTTAGCTGAGCGCGGATATGATCAAGATGTTATTATAGAGTGGCAATTGGGTTTTGCACCAGGTAATATTATTAGCCCTTCAGTAGTTAAATCTGCAAAATTAGGTTTAGCAAAAGAGTTAGGTTTGGTGCGAACTAAAGATGGCCGAAACTACGATTTCTTTTTTAATCGTTTAATGTTTCCTATTCATAATAAACAATCGAGAGTAATAGGCTTTGGAGCACGCCGAAGTAATAGCGAAGAAGATGCTAAACAGGCTAAATATTTAAATAGTCCAGAAAGCGAAACCTATAAAAAATCGTATGTATTGTACGGTATGCATTTAGCGCAACGCCATATTGCAAAAGCTCGAAAAGTAGTTTTAGTAGAGGGGTATACCGATGTAATATCAATGCATAAAGCAAACGTGTGCAATACTGTTGCAACTAGCGGAACAGCATTAACTGCTTTTCATGCAAAAGAATTAGGCCGTTTAGCTGATGAGATAATAATTTTTAGAGATGGTGATGCTGCTGGTTTACGGGCGGCTCATAAAGATATTGATATACTGCTAAGCACTAATAAAAAAGTCAGCATCGTTGTTTGCCCTGAAGGAGAAGACCCTGATAGTTTATCTAAAAAAATTCAGTCGCAAACAAGTATTGATGCTACTACAAATGCTGTTGCACATTATTTAGAAAGTAATAAGCAAGATGCAGTACTATGGAAATCATCAGAATTAAAATCTTTTTATGGCGATGGCCCTGCTGAAGCAGCAAATGCTTTAAATGAAATAGTAAGTAGTTTAATGCTTATGGATAATGAAATTACCCGTAATGCTTACATTAAGTCAGTTGCTCCGATGTTTAAAGAAACAGCAAGATCTTTAAAGTCAGCAATAAAAGAGCGCACATCTGTAGATAATGCAAAAGCTGCATCATCTAATAAGTCTGTAGATGGCGATTTGTTAAATGGATTACCACAAGGTGCAGATATTAATGAATATCTAGAAAAAGGATTTTTAACCGTAGGTAATAATTTTTGGATTAGAAAAGATAAATGGACCAAGGCGGGTAATTTTAAAATGATACCCCTTTTTCACGTAGAAGGCAACAAGGACACCGTTCGTATTTTCGATGTTATTAATGAAAATGGAGAAAAAGCACTAGTGGAAATGGAGAGTGCTATTGTATTAAATAAAACTCAAAATGAAATTAGGTTAATTGATCACGGTTTTTTTGTATGGAACGATGCTTTAGATCAAAAATACTTTCGAAACATTATGCAACGCTTATTACGCGAGTGCATTAAAGTAAAACCTTTCGATTATTTCGGTTGGCAATCCAAGGGTTTTTGGGCCTTTGCAAACGGAGTATTTCATAATGGTAAATTTTCAGAAGTAAATAATTATGGTATTATAAATGTAGAAGGTTTAGACGAAATAAATTCTGATTATTATAACAACACGCCTAATTTTTATTCACCAGCATATAACATTACCAATAAGTTTAAAGAAGATGCGCAAGATTTATATAAAAATGATAGAGATTATATTTATAAGCCTGCAAAGCTAGATTTTAATGGTTGGATGGATTTATTCGGCAAAGTATACCCACACCTTAAAGAGGTTGGTATTGCCTTTGTTATAGCTACCTGTTTTAGAGATTTTATAGGTAATAGATACAGTGCCTTTCCTCATTTGTTTTTTACAGGCGAAAAAGAGAGTGGTAAAACTACAGCAGCTCTATCATTAGCGGCCATATTTACACATAAACAAAAAGCACTAGACTTAAACACAAGTACAATGGTAGGTTTTTCTCGTCGTTTAGAGCGCGGAAAAAACACTATAAGTGTATTAGAAGAATACAACGACAGTACTACCGATTTAAAAATGAAACAAGCGTTAAAAGGTGCTTACGATTTCAGAGGTCGTGAAATTGGAATGATGACGAATGATACCAGAACAAAATCTAGTAATGTTTTTTGTAGTCTAATTATTTTATCACAATACTTATCTTCTTGGGATGATAACGCTCTTACCAGTAGAGCTTCAAATCATTACTTTGCTAAAGTAGATGAGTTTACTGATGCTCAAATTGAAAATTATGGAGCTTTAAAAGAGCATGAAGAAAATGGTTTAACAGCACTAGTTTTAGAAATAGTGCAACACCGAAATTTAATAGAGCAAAATTTTCATGAAGAGTATAATAAAAATGCTAAGAAGTTTAAAAAAGCATTAACTGAAGATTTTAAAGATCGTGTATTAATGAACTTTAATATTTTATATACACCTATTAGTATTCTATATCAAAAAATGAAATTCCCGTTTACTCTTGATGAGATTTTTAACACTTGTGTTGAGGGTATTATTGAAAATACCGATTTAATAACTAGCACAGAAGGTATTAGTGAATTTTGGTCAGCGTTACAAGAAATGTTTAATAATAACATGCTTACTGAAGGTTTGCATTACGATTTTGAAAAACCACCAGTAGTTTCATTTTTAAAAAGCAAAGGGAATGAGGTTACGTGGAAAAATGAAAGTAAAGACAGAGTGTTATATCTTAAAATGAATGATATACATGGTAAATATTTAGATATAGTATCACGTAGAGAGGGTGTAGATCCGATAGGTAAGCAAACGCTAATTAATTACTGTAAAGGTAAAAAGTATTTTATTGGCTTGGTACGTTCGCGAAGATGGACTCAAAAGCAAGGCACGCAAATAATATCTAGTCATACTACATCAGGTTACGCATTCAACTATACCATGTTACGTAATATTATTAACCTTGAAAAAGATGATAGAATTACTTCTGAAAAAGAAAAAGAAACAAGTGTACAGCAAGCAATAGAGCATTTATAGTATGACGGCTAAAGAATTTTGCGAGCATTACGGCATTACCTTAAACTATACAGAAGTATCGGCACTTCATTACAGAATAGATGTAATTGATGCTAATAAAATTATTTTTTCATCAGGAGAAAAAAAAGGAGTGCGAATATTTAAAACTAACTTTTTAACCATAATTACCGATAAAACTTACCAGGCCTTAATGAATTTAATATTGGACTTAAAGTTTAGCTAATCATGAAAAAAATATCAATCATATTATTACTCATTAGCTTAGTTGTAAGCTGTTCCAAACCAGTAAATGAGTTAGGTTCGTTTTATATTACCTCAGTAATACCTATAAGTTTCGTGTACAATGGAGAGCCCGACACTATTGTTATTTGTGTAGATGGACAGTTTTTTGAGTCAGAAGTATATAGTATTAAAGGAGGTTGGAAAATGCATAATCCTATTATTATAACAGAGGGAAGTTACGAGGTAACATCAGTTGTTCTATTAAAAAACAACCAACCTATTTACGAAGCAAAACCCTTACAGTATTCCCCCGAAAACATTGCAGATATACCTTTTACTATAAATGTATATGGGGTAATTGATGTAGGGATTAATGTGTATTGAGACAACCAAACAAATAACGTACTTGTGGTATGGATAGTTGCGAGGACAAATAACTTAATTTAACAGATATGGACAAAGACAAAATAATTAAAATGATAAACAGCTATTGGAAGTTTGACGATGACCAACAGCCGTTAAGTAGTTGGCACGACAAACAAGACTTGATAAGTGCAATAGAGAAATTATCTATACCGCTAACTAGTGTTAGGCTTTCGTTGCCTGATGAAGATGAAATAAACTCTATGCAATTAGAAATGGACTGCCCTACACCAAATGAAGAAGAATATACTACATCTGGCTTTAAATCTGGCGTTAGATGGTTGAAAAACGCTATTGAAAGGCAAATGCTTAAAGGCAATGAATCCTAAAACGAATAGTAATATGAAAAGTTGCTGAATTAAGCACAAAATTTAATTAATAAACCTAAAAAATAAAACGTAATGAAAGCAAAAAGTTTGACAAAAGTAACAGAAGTAATTGAAAACATTTACCACGCAATTAGTGAAGCAAATGCAAATGGTAGATTTAAGCACTTTATACCTCACGATGTTTATGTAAGTGATGAAGTTAGATTGAAATTAATTGATGATGGATACAAAGTTTATAAAGGTGATTGGGATGGTGTTATGACTAATTGCCTAATTATAGAATGGTAGTTTTATTTTTTCTTCGATTAAGAAACTACTTTAATTAAAAAGAACTGACCTAAGCAATTTTTTATATTACGTGTTAGCTACTGTGGCGCACTAACACGTAATGCTTAGATAAAGATTTTGCGACATTGTTGCTAACACCCACATAACTCCACCCACACAAAAACCCTTTAAAAACAAGCAAGATGAATAATAAAAGTGTTGTACTTAAAAAAGTTAAACAATTATTAGAACTAAAATATTCAGGATCAACACCTAAAAACTACTCACACCATATTGCTTTGTTTTTAGAGTATGCTAAAAATGTACCAGACAGAATTAATAATGAAGATGTGTTAGACTATAATATCAGTATTAGAAACAAATCTAACTCATACCGAAATATAGCTATTAATGCTATTCGTGCTTATTTTAACTTATATCTACGTAAAAAATTACATGGTTTTAGCTCTACAAGACCACCAAATCAAAAGCGAATACCTGTTGTTTTCGATTGCGATGAAATGGCATTAAAAATAGATAGTATTACTAATTTAAAACACCAGGCAATTTTAGCAATAGCATTATGCTGTTGGTTACGTAAAAGCGAACTTTTAAATATTAAGCTATCCGATATTAACGGCAAATTACAAACGCTTCATATTAAACAATCTAAAGGGTGTAAAGACAGAATTTTACCTATAAGCACCAAAACACTTACTATTTTACGAACTTATTATAAAGTATATAAACCAAAAATATATTTATTTGAGGGTCAGCAAAGTGATACGTACAGTGCTGCAAGTGTAGATAAAATAACCAAAAAGTATTTATACCCATCAATGCGATTTCATAACATACGAGCTTCAGGCGCAACATACGCTTTAAAAAAAGGTACAGATATTAAAACAGTATCGCATCTTTTAGGTCATGCAAAAATACAAACAACAGAATATTATATTCCTGTATTATATAATACCGTTATGCACGCAATTTAAAGCATCAAATTGTTTGAACTTTCACCCACCAAAAACCCCCTTTTCGGTGGGTTTTTTTATACCTATTTTTTAAAAATTCCCCCACACCCCCTTTTAAAAATACTAAAGACGGTTATAGAGGCAATAGAAAAGGTTCCACAGTTCCACAGTTCCAACAAATAAATATAATATATTAATAATCAATACTTTATATCTATTATTTAAATTTATTTTTGTTTGAAAGTGTTGAACCGCCCAAAAACCCAGTTCCAACAAATAAGCTCTAGTTCAACACTTTCAAACAGTTATTTTAATATAACTGTCTATTTGTCAGTATATTAACGTTTGTTTGAATGTTGGAACTAGATTTTATCTATTTACACTTTTTATTTTATTTTTTTTATTTTTTTATAAAATCACCCAAATACACAAAAACGGTGTCCTTTTAAATGCATGCTACAAGCCTTAAAATTGTAGTATGGTTTTAGATAAGAATAGCAATTTAATTGTAACTCCTAAGCGGGTTCAAATAAAGAGTGTAGATCAGGTTGTATCTGTACCTATATTATCTACTTTTTACAGTACTCCTTCAAAAATTCAATATACTATTTCATCTGCTCAAACGCAGCAAGGAAATTTGCATACAAAAAAACTACAAATACATTACCCTGGTTTATCAACTGAAGATTTTAAAAAATTCTCGTCATTAATTCGTGGCGTATATCAAGTTTTTATAAAACTTCATAATAATGAAGTGTATGAAATAGCAACTCCTAATTTCCCTATGGTCTGTTCTAGTAGTTTTAATCTTAAAACAGGTCATCAATTAAATTTTTCAGTAGTAAGTCCTAAAGAGGTTTCTTTTTTAGGTATAGAAGAAGATTCTGAAATATTAGAAAAATTTGATTGGGACTTTAATTTTAATCTTACATAGTTATGGCAAACGCTTTACGCCCAACGTGGCCAACTAAAACTACAAATCCAGCCGACCCTTTAAATGTTCGGACCTTTCAGGCAATTGATGCTAATGAAACTTCATCAGTATTTCATGATCATGCTGATAAAATAGATGCACTTTTAGCGGCATTGGGTTTAGATACTGGCTCTGATAGTATTGGCCGTTTTGCTACTTTATCAATATTGCAAGCCGCATACCCTGATGGAGCAAATGGTTCTTATGCTATTATTGATGATGGTTTAGGAGGTTCGTTGCAAGTAGCCGAGTATAATGAGACTACAAATTTATGGGTAGTATCATCTGGCGACTCACCAATTATATTTTTAACCAATTTAGCGTCAAGACCAGATATAGGTGCTGAAAACACCATGTATTTGGTAAAAGAAAATAGTACAATTTATTATTATGATTCTGAGTGGAAAATTGCAGGCGGCACACCATCTTCATCATCAACTACAATTTCAGAATTTAATACAAATGCAGATGTAGCTTCTCAAGTATTTACTCTAAATAATGCAAGTACCGTAATTCAGGTTTTAAATAACGGAATTTCTATCAGAGCATTTGAGTGGTCGCAATCGGGTAGTTCTTTAACAGTATCGCCGGTAAACGGAGGTTTGTTTGCTGATGGATACATACAAGTAATACAACAATAAGATGAAAAATATAATAACAATATTATTATTGCTTTGCAGTACTATAGCGATATCGCAAGTAAAAGCAAAACAGGTACGTGTAGATGCTGCTTCTGAAGGAATTGTAGCTATTAATGTTGAAGATGCATTAATTGAATTAAATAGTAAAATTGGTGGAAGCTTAGACCCTGCTGACCAAACAAAACTAGATAATATTACCGTAACACAGGCGGTTAATTTAGACGATATAGAAAGTAAAGCTAATTCTGCGTTGCAAACAGAAACAGACCCTAATTTAACTAAAATAAATGTAGAGGGTTTAGGTATTAGTTATACAAGTTTAACCGATGTTCCTACTGGTGGTTCATCATCATTCGCAGATTTAACAGGTTCACCAAGTGATAATACACAACTAGCTAACGAACTTAATAGTAAAGTATCATTTGATAATACAACAGCTAATTCAGTAGAAATTGGAATAGTAGGTGGTAATAGTTCTGATAATGCTTATGTGTTAATTGATAACTCAGGCGGTTCAGGTGGTTCATGGGGTGATGGAGGTGGTTCATCAAATTATGTAATTAAAGGAGAAAATACGATCACATCTAATTTCACTGTAAAGAACTCTGATGGAGCAGGATTATCAATAACAAATGGTAACGGTGGAGCTACGAATATTTCAGGTGGAATATTTCCTAGTGATAGAACAGAGTTAATAGTAAGCTCAAACTCTATAGAAGCTTTAGGTTATTCAAATGCAGATATTACTGCTTTAGGGGATAGAGCTGTTATTACAAAAAGTTACGCTGATGCTAATTATGGTGGTGGTGGAAGTGGAACAGGACTCGAAAATATAGTTGAAGATTTAACTCCTGAATTAGGGGGTAATTTAGATGCAGATGGTTTTGGTATTTCAGGATTATCTGGAATATCTACAAAATCAATTCTATTTACACAGCTAAACGCAAATATTGACATAAAAAGCAATATAAGCGGAGATTTAACATACTTTAAAACTATAAGTAATGATTCTACTTATGGTAACACATCTATTGGATATTCTGCATTAGGCGCTCTTTATGGTTATGAAAGTTTAGATAGGTCTACTGCTGTTGGTGCTTTTGCTTTAAAGTCCGCGTCACAATCGGATAATACTGCTATGGGTTACGGGTCTTTAAGTGGTGTAATTGATGGTGTACAAAACACAGCTATTGGCTCTGAATCGGCAATGTTTGGGAATACAAACAGCGTTACCGCTATAGGTTATCAAGCAGGTTCTTATATCGAAGGTGGTGTTTTAAAAAACAACCTAAGTGGATCTTCTAATTCAGTATTTATAGGTGCTTTAACTAGAGCTAAAGATAGTGTTTCTGGTCAAAATCAAATTGTAATAGGGTATCGAGCAACAGGTAATGGTGTAAATACGGTAACTATAGGAAATTCTTCAATAACAGAAAATTATTTTAATGGTGAAATATTATTAAACGGAGTAGAACAAAAAAAACAAACTTCAGGAGCTTCAAGACCTTTAACTCCAGATATAGGTGATAGCCATTTTGACACAGCACTAGGCTATCCAATATGGTATAACGGAACAAACTGGGTAGACTCAACAGGAACAACAAGATAAGAAAATGAAAAAAACACTTTTAATATTAGCAATTTTAGCAACAGCATTAGTATCAGCACAAAAAGATACTACAAAACTAGTAATCCCTACACCTAGTAATGTAAAGGATTATTTTAACACGCAAACAGGTGAAGATAGAATAGATGGTACTGCTATAAAAAACATTGTAGCAGATAGTATAAAAACAGGTACTTTATCAGAAGATAGACTACCAACAACAGCTTTAAAAACATCTAATGTAATAGACAACTTAACATCTACAACAATAGATGCACCATTAAGTGCTAATGCAGGTAAAACCTTAAAAGACAACTTAGATTTAAAAGCTAGTAATGAAGATGTAGAAGCGAGGGTTAAGCCTATAACATTAGCGGAATACAACGCAATGGATGCAGCTACTAAGTTAAATAATATAGGACGTCAAATTATAGACCCTACAGGCGTTCCAAATTCTGTAACATTAGCAGATGGTAGTGTTAGTACTACTAAAATTGCTAATAGTGCTGTGAGTGAAGCTAAGTTAGATGCAGCTGTACTTACTAAACTAGATAAAGCAGATACCGCATTGCAAGAGGTGGTTAATGGTAGTATAACAGATGCAAAAATAAATACGGATACATACAGAAAACTATATTACGCTGTACCTGATGGTTATATTTCACCTAGAGATTATGGCGCTGTAATGGATGGTGTAACGGATGATAGGGATGCTTTTGCGGCTACCTTAGCCGAAGCAAATACTTTAAGCAAGCGTGTTTATGTTGATAGTGATATGTTTTTAGATGTAGAAGAAACAGGAACTAAATCGATATTTATAGCAGATAATACATGGATAGAAGGACGTGATAAAGATGTTAATATTATAACTAATAACAACCTTTCTCCAGCTTTTCAAATAGCATTGACGGAAAACATAACAATAAAAAACATTACTTTTTTACATGACAATACTTACGATGCTACAACTAATACTGCTGATTTAACCATAAATAAAACTGCAAACATTGCACAGTTAAAAAGTTATTTAGAAACTAATAAAGATATTGTTTTTGGTTCAAATTCACCTAGATGGAGTGGACCAACAGCATATAGAGCTTATTTTTTATTTTCAGGAGGTAATAATGTTCTGTTTGATAATGTTACTATAAAAGCAAAAGGAGAAACCGCAGATACTTTTGTTGTTTGGGCTGTAAAATTTAAAGAAGAGTTTTCTGAAAATCAAACAGTAGTAGACGATAACAGTCCATCATCAATACCTAAAGATATAAGATTTAATAATTTAACTTTAGATGGGGTATTAATGGGTATTCAAGGCATTGTTAATGATTTTTCAGCAAATGAAACAAAGTCTTACCGATATTCTGATATGCAAACTTTAGCAGGTACACACATAGGTGGAAATGTAGGAGATAATACATATTTCTTTGCACCGCCACACTTGTTTTACCTAACAAAAGATAACTCATCACAGTATGATTGTGATAATATAAAAATAACAAATACAATTGATTACGGAGTTTATGTAGGAAGTGAAAATGTAAGAGCTACGTCTAGTGGATATTGTAATAGTTTAAAATTGGTAGGAGTTTCCAGTAATATTTATGTAGATAATTATTCTAGCTTTAGAAGGGATGGTTTAGGAGATATTGGTGAAGTGAGTAATAGTGTATTTAAAAACATTTACGCAGAGGGTTATTCTGATATATTCGACCCATCTTTTGCATTTAACTCTTTTAGATTTACAGGCACACTTAACAATGTTTTATTTGAAAATGTAATTGTTAAAGATTTAGCAGATATCGCTGAAATATATCCTATGGATTATGCTATTGGTGATTATGTTACTTATAATAATGTTAATATGCACGTTAACGACTTAAACACAGCTAATGATGGTACTTTTTCTATTTGGGGTTCTAATAATACAATTAAAAATTCAGAATTAAATATAAAAAACCACTTATCAACAACAACATTTAAGGGTGTTGTTTTTTCAAATACTAGGTCTACGGATGCTAACAATAATTATAATTTAACCATCAATGGATGGCGGACAATAGACGCTAATCCAACAGGTTTAATTTCAAGAATGTTGTTTTCTTCAGGAAGTAATACAAATAAAAATTACGCAAAAATAATTGACACAAACAACAATGCTATAATAGAGCAAGTAAACGAAATAAATACAGAAACTTGGACTAGAAGCGAAATTGTTGATTTAACATCTCAATCGGGTTCTAGCATATTAATAAATACTAGGGTTATATCTGGATATGGTATTAAATCTGCTAAAGTTGTAGTACTATCTTCTTTAGACTCAGGCGTAACAGCTACTTTATATAGTGGAGCTTTAAGTGAGCATACCCTTGTAAGCAATATAAGTAATTCAGCAAACAGTATTAATGTAAGTAATTTCGACCCTATCTCAGATGAAGAGGCTGTTGATTCAAGGGTTTATCTTAAAACAAGTACAGCAAATTTCGCTAATACAGGAAGTGTTAAGGTGACACTAGAATTATACAGAAAAACTTTAAATTAAAAAGATGAAACACACAATTAGCATAGTATTATTTTTTATCCTTTCATTAGGATTAAACGCACAAACGGTTGAAGGTACAGTAGGTAGTGATGGTAATTTAATCCCTTTTAATGTTTCAGGTGGTTTAGATGAAACAGCTGTAGATGCTAAAATAGAAACAGCTAACGCATTAAACATATCTAGCTTAACATCAAGTAGAACACTTTCTAAAACTGACTTTGGCGGTATTATAAAACACACGGCAACAGGAAGTAAAAGAATAAGCATACCAACACAAGCAAATGAAGATTTTGAAAATGATGGTGTTGTTTCTTTATTATCCTTTAACGATGCTAGTAAAATAATTGTTGAAGATTTGAACAATAGCGGTTTTGATAGATTGCAATTAACTGGTAAAGGCAAAATGGGAACTATAGCCAGAAATGGTTCTGATAATTGGTTGTACTGGGGTGCTTTTGAAGAGTATGTAAATGAAACAGAAGAATTAAATACGAGAGTAAATTCAATGAGTAAACTAAACAATGCAAATGCACTTACTGGCATTTCTCAATTAAATTCATTATTAACATCAGAGCCAAACGATAGCAGATATGCGTTGAACGTTGAATCTACATTAGTAGATGCAAACACTAGGGCTTTTATAACTTTTGGTGATATTTTACCAAACACAGATTATGACTATGAATTTAAGATTAGAAATGTAGTCGGATTAGCAGCGAACAAATCTTTTAGGGTAGTATTTACTGGGGGAGCTGTAGTCACACAAATTTGGCACGAAATAACAAGTGATAATTTTGTAACAATAAAAGGTACATTAAATTCAGGAGACAACACGTCTTTGGGGTTTAATGCTTACTTAAATAGGAACTTCGTTACAGAAACAACGGCAGGAACAGTAGCAGGGGATATAGGTGATTCGTTAGAGGTTACTGATTTATCTTTTAAAATAGCAGAATAATGAATAAAATTTTATTTGTTTTTTTAATCTTATCAATAAACGCAATAGGTCAGAGAACTAAAACCTTATCTGATTGGAAGTTGGACTATGATACACGTTATTCTTATGTGGGAAACTATGAAGAAAAAGGATGGAGAGATGCATATAATTTAAGTAGAGATAATGGTGATATTTACCCTATGGCTTATGTGTTGTATGGTGACTACTTAATGTGGAGAGCAACAGGAGAAGATACATATATACAAAGATATATTTCTTTTTATCAAGGATTATTTGACAGGGCTTTATTATCTAGTTCGGTTGGTTTAAATGGAAACACTCCTGATGGATTTCAGTATTTTACAGGAGACTCTTATTATAGTTGGTACGACTATCCACAAACAACTGATGTAAGAAGTCCAGATGGTATGCCGCAAAACTTTACAGGTGGAGATTTAGGGGTTAGTCACTTTCAAATACCAAACCCTACAGGTTACGAGCAATTTAGCTTAGATGAAGGTTTTGGATTACGTGGTGTTTCAGATGCTTTATTAACCATGTATAAATCTCCTGTTTGGAGAAGTGAAGGAACAAACCAAAGTAAATACGAAAGCCTTTTAAATTTCATGTTAACTAATGTTTGGGATAAATGGGATTCGAGATATGGAAATCATTTTTTTAGAGAAAGAACACACATGGCATCACATTGGGCCAACATGGGAATGAATTTTTATTTAATTACAGGTGAACAAAAGTATTTAACTGTATTAGATAGATTTATGACTAATATGTCTGCTTGGAATAGCGAAGCTATAAACTTAACATTTCCCTCTTACGGAATGTCTAACGGGCAGTTAAGAGTAGATGTCGATGGTGGTTATGTTTGGGATGGAGTTTGGGGTGGAGAAGGTGTAAATGATGTAAACCACGCAAATTCAGAAGTAGCTACAATTATAAGAAGTATTGAATTAGGATTTACTTATTTTTCAGTATCAGATTTAGATAAATTTAAACTTGCTTACGATAGAATAAAACTGAATGATACTTACGGTTCTTACAATGTAGATGGTTCAGGAGCTGAGACTTGGCTTATAAATACTTTTGATGTAAATGGGTGGCTTTTATTAGCTCCTTATTATGAAGATATAGTAGAGGGTTTAGAAGTTGCTAGTGTAAACGGTTCTGTTTATAGGTTAAGAAGATACGCTTCGGGAGCTTTTGGTAGTGCTGCTTTAGATGGTAGTCTTTTTTATCCAGAAATAGATACAGGACTAGAACCAAGCACATCAACAAAAAATCAAAAATTAATTTATTGGAGATATTAAATATATAAGTTATGACGAAATTAATTGAAAAAACAGAATCAAAGGCAGAAAAGCTATGGGTTTTATTATTTAGAATACCAGGTGTTTTTTTATTCTTTTTACCCTTCATTCCTATAACATTAGGATATATAAATTCTAGTACAGAAAAAATAGGTTTAGACGGTGGAGATTGGCAGCTTTTAGGTATAGGATTCTTTTTAGTATGGGGAAGCTCTTATTTTGGAATTTTAGGAAACAAGTTAGGTATGTTTTTATCTGCAAAGTTTGGTGTAAATAAACAATAGAAATTATGCATTGGCTTTGTATCGTATCAATTATATTAGTATTAATGCATCATGCATTAGATTCAGCCCCTAAAACTGACCCTTAATGATTCTGAAATTTAGAGTTTTTTTTTTACAGTTAATAAAAAATGTAAGCAATTTCTTAGGACATTTAAAGAGTAATAAATGGGTTAGAACGATAATACGACTAAAAGTACTTGTTTACTTGCCAATTGTAGTTACAAATTACTTTTTATATGTAGAGAGAGAAAAAAAAGAAGCAGCACAAGTAAAGGCTGAATTGTACGAAAGTCAAGCTAAAAGTACTGTTAAAACTTACGACAATTTAAAAGCTAGTTTTTTTGTAAAAATAAAAAGAGGTGAGCGTTTAATAATGTTAGGCACTAATGATTATTACGATTATCAATTTACAAGTAAATTAGGTTTAGAAGGGTTAGATTATTTAGGTAGAGAAGATGAAAAGATACATGATACTATAAGCGCAAAAGACTTTAATGTAAATGATTTTAAAACCATAAACTATTTAGATAGAGCGTGGTTTTCTGAAGAATTTATAATTAAAGAAGATACTCAAAAAGTAGCCTCTTTTAAGTTTAAAAGAATAGAATTTAATAGAGATACTTTATTATACGGTTTAGTATTCGATTTAGAAAAATTAAAAAGAGAGTTAAAATTAAAAGACGAATGAACAACAAATATAAATTATGATTACAAAATTTACAGCCTTAAAAGAAAAGGCAATAGGGTGGTTTTTAGGAGATCACAAAGAAATTAAATTACTGATAGGTGCTATTGTCGCTTTGATGTTGTTAGGTGTTATATTTAATTGGATATTTTAAATGAAAAATATCTACATCACCAGAGATCTATTTTTTGATAAACAAGCATCGTTAGGTACGTGTTTTGTTTTTGAGGGACAAGAGCAACTTTTTAAGTCTGAAAGCTTGGAGCGTGGTTGGGTTAATAATCAGAATATGATTAGTTGTATTCCTGAAGGTGTTTATGATGTTGTTTTAGAATGGTCACCAAAATTTAGAAAATTTCTTTGGGAAATTAAAGGAGTACCAAATAGGAGCGAATGTAAATTTCATGTTGCAAATTACTGGTACCAGTTAAACGGCTGTATTGCGTTAGGTAATAATCGAAAGTTTATTGATGGTGATGCTATAATGGATATTACTAGTAGTGGCAATACAATGAATGATTTTCATGCTGCTATGGGTAATGATAAAAAAGCAAGGTTGCATGTATTTAATATTTTGAATTTGTAATGAAAAAAATACAAATAATATCGATAATGTGTATTTTTACAACTAGCTGCATCGGTTTAAAAGATAGAACGGTAGATGTGTATAAGCAAACAGATTTTTTAGTTGATAAATCTGTTTTCGAAAAAACCACTCCAGGAGATAGAGTTTATATTACTATCCCTGCAAATAATCCAGAGCGGCCAAAAGCAACTACTAAAAATTACATGGGTACCAACGGAGCAACTACCGATGTGGTTTTTGATGAAAACGGAACAGTTACTAGTATTATAGCAGATTGCCCCGAGCAGCATGAAAAACAAATGTTTGATATAAAGTATCAGCACGAAGAAAAGAGTAAAGAAATTGAAAGCAAAGCAAATATAGAATTGGCAAGTACAATTGGTAAATGGACGGCAATAACCTTAGTTCCTTCCTTTTTCTTTTTTGCAACTGCTTGGTTTTTTAGAGGTTATTTTAAAGATAAAACAATATAAAACATGCAATCATTACAACAGTTAATTGAAGAAGAAGACGTAATTTTTGTTGAAAAAATTATGGATAGTAATTGTGTAGCTTCCTTAAAAAAAATGAAGATTGGCGCAACAATAAACCAATGTATTATAATTGATGCTCGTATAGATAACATCAATTTTTTAGTTGCATAATATACATAAATTTATGTATATTAGTGAAACCTAATTTATGATGTCAGACGATAAATACCAGTACTTACCAATACAAATAACAGATTACTTAATTCCATATTTTGCGGTAAAATTAAAGTCGGAGTTTTATGAAAAAGATGGCAAAATAATAATTTCGTTAAACCGAAATACTTCAATTGGTGCTAGTTTATTAAAAAATATTGAAACAAGCAGGCGCACTACCTTATTAAAAAGAAACGATGTTTGTTATTTAAAGGTTAGTAATTTTGCTGGTAACAATTATAGCAAAACAATGCCACAGGGTAAACGCTTTTTTTTAACCTTAAAAGCATCGGTAGCAAACGATTTAAACGATCTTTTGAAGTTAGATTTTGAAGAGGCCTTATTTTCGTTTGTGCAAGGCGCTGAATTTTCGCATAGGTACAATGGTTGGCATCCTGATCAGAAGAAAAAAGGTATTACAAAGGCTGCTGTCGTTCAGTTTTGCTCAAAATATAACATGTCGCCCGACCAACGGCGTATAGATTCGCTTTTAAAGCAAATATTTAGACTTAAAAAAGCGGGTAAACCCTCATTTAACAGGGGTTTTGAGAAATTTGCCCAGAGTTTGTCCTTTTAAAAAAAGCCTAATTTTTACAGTTAAGGCTTTTATTGCTTTGCATTTTTACTTCATCATAAAAAAAATATCAATTTTGTAATATTTCATGTCCTTTTAACGGGGGTTTTCATTTTATAGGTTTGTTTAAATCTTTAAAGTAAACCTTATGAGTCTATCTAGGACTGCATCAGAAATTCAAAAAGGAATGTGGATGGTTGCCCCAACTATGGCAAACAAATACATACACTCCGCAAACCTAATTTTAAAAGCTACATCTCATTTAAATAATCTACGTATAGAAGCTGGTTTTGTTCGTGAGGTTGTTGACGCTGATGGTAATATGGTCCGTAATGATCAAGAAGTTCCTGAAGGCTCAGTAGGTATTGTTAGTCAGGTTGGTAGCATGTACAAATATGGCAGTTGGTACAATTGGGGGTCTGATGAATTGGTTGGTTTCGCTAAATCTTTTGATGATGACCCTAATATTATAGGCCAAGTTTGGCGCGACGATTCAGGTGGCGGTACAATATCATCAGTAGCGCCTTGGTTAGATTTTTTAGCAAATAAAAAAAAGCCAGTAGTATCATTAATAGATACTTGTGGATCAGCTAACTATTATAAAAACTGTGGAACCGATTATTTATTGGCAGAAAACAATGTTTCATCAATGATAGGGAGTATTGGAGTAATGATACAGATAAATGATTACTCTAAAATGCTGAAAGAAACTGGTATTGTAGAGCATGTTATAGAATCTGATTTGTCGGAAGATAAAAACAAAGCTTTTAAACTGGCTTTAAAAGGTGATTATGATCTTATAAAAAAAGAATATTTAAATCCATCAGCAATTGCTTTTCAGGATTACGTGAAGTTGGCACGCAAAAAGTTGATGGTAGAAACGCCTGGTATTGTGTCGGGTAAAATGTTTTATGCCGAAGAGGCAAAACAAATAGGGCTTATTGATGGTGTTGGAAACCTACAAGCTGCTATTGAAAAAGTAAAGTTACTTGCCGCGGCAAGATCTTTTATAAATCAATATTAATTATTAATTAAAATTCACACAAAATGAAAAAGTGGTTTTTACAAGCTTTGCCGCTAGTTGCAGCCTTAATGGGTTTCAAGGAAGATGGTAAAGAAAAATTGAATTTCTCAGCAGAGGATATTCAAAAATTAGATGCCGAGACAGGCAAAGAAGGCTTTGCAGAAGCTTTTATGAAGTACTACAATGAAGAGCATTTAAAAGCAGAGGGTTCGGCTAATGATGCTTATGAAAACTTTATGAAAGAATTTAATGCATCAGCACCACCAGTAGCAGGCGCTACTGAAGAAGAAGATGTAAAATCGGATGCCGTGCCAGAGGCAGATGTTAAAACATTATCAGCAAAATTACAAGCAGTAATTAAAAAGGCAGATGGTTTGTTAAGGACCAATGCCCAGTTAGCTGCAGACAATGCTAAACTTAAAGATTTGCCTGAAGGAGATATTCCAGAGGCAACGATAACAATTAACCCTAATAAAAATAAAGTGAAACACAGCGCTACACATTTATTTGCTAGTAATAACGAGTGGGATTCTTTGGACAGGCCATGGAACAAAGCTGCTGCTAGCAACGCTCCTTTAACAATTAAAGGAGATACAGAATGGAACAAAATTAATATTGATAAGCTAAATGAAGATTTAGGTGCTTACGCTCGTCGTAACTCTAATGAAATTATGGATTTGCTTAAAGATGGTTACGATATACCTGCTCACTGGTCGGTAGTTAGTAATATATCTGATCAATTTACTTTTGCTTCAATAGTTTCTGGCCAAATTACACAAGCATTCAAAAAAGCGTACTTGCCTAAAAACAACCAACGTTTTGTGCCAGTAATTAACAAAATTTACGATAAGCAAATTGATGGAGAATGGCAAGCATCAGAATTAAAAAGCATTGAAAAAAGCTGGTTAAATCAATTTTTTAATGAAGGATCTACTCCTTATAAAGATTCTTTTGCGCGTTATTTAATTACAAAGCTTTTAATACAAGCTCGTAAAGAAGATAAAATATCTATTTTCAAAGGGGTATATTCTAATCCAGAATTACAACCAGAAAAAGCTGGTCATTTCTTAAACTCAATGTCTGGTTTTTTAAAGCTTATAGATGCTCATAGAGGGGTAGATTACCAGCCTCATAACTTACCAAAGTTAACACCATCAAATACGTATGATGTTATTACAAAATGGTGTAAAGAACAATTACCTATTGATATTCGTAACACGCCTTTAAAATTAGGTTTGGGTAACGATGTACATAGATGGTATGTTGATGGTAGAGAAGCGAGTAAGGGCTTAATACAAGATTATGCTAAAGTAACTGGTTATGTTGAAGATATGCCTAATATTACTTTTGTAAAGCACCCACAGTTAGAAGGTTCTGGATTTATTTACATTACTACAGAAGATAACATAGGTTTAATGATCGATAAGCCAGGAGAAGAAAGTCTGGTGGTTATTGAGAAAGCTGCAAGAGCTATTAAGTTTTTCGCAGATTGGAAACTAGGTATTTACTTTAAAGCTTTTGGTGCTAATGTAGATGCTGATGCAGTAGTTACATACGAAGATCAAATTTTCTTTAGTAACAGCGCACCTGTATTAACTGATGTATTTGTACCTGTGGCAGTTAATGATGCAACGCCATCAGTAGCAGAACATAATGCGCTTAGAGTTGGAGGAAACAATACATCGGCAACTGATATTACAAATATTGACGATGCAGCAACGGGTCAGTATGTGTATTTATATGGCGATTCAGACACTAATGTATCTACCGTTAAAAACAACGCTAACTTAAAGTTAGATGGTGGTGATTTTGTGTTAAACAAAGGCAATATATTAGTACTTATTAAGCAATCAGGAGGTAGTTTATTAGAGTATTCAAGAATGGTAGCTTCAGAAGCTTCATCAATTGAAAAAGTGGCTTTAGAGGCTGATGCTACAACGGCAAATGCTGAAAATGGTACTCACTTTGTAACGGTGGATAATACAGTGGCAACGGCTTTAACAGATATTGAAAATGCTTTAGCAGGTGAAATGTATGTTATTGAAGGAGGTAGTGATACTAATTCTACAACAATAGCAAATTCAGGTAAATTTAAGTTAGATGCTGCTTTCACTGCAAGTGAAGGAGCTAAATTAACAGTGGTTTATAACGGAGCTAAGTTTATTGAATTAGCTAGAGTATAGCAAAACAAGCACTACCGATTAAAAACGGTAGTGCTATTTTTTAATTTTTTAATTCCATAGAAAAAATGGCATATATAAATCCAAGTTTAATAAGTAAAGGTCGTGGTGCAGCCGAAAGCAAAAACCAAGAGATCATAATTATAGATGCTGCTGAATTAGCAAACTACCCAGTTAGAGATGATGGAGGGGTGGTTATGGTAGGTGCTTATACCATGAAACCGGGTAAGTATATTACTAAAATGGCAGTAACGGCTAGTAAAACCTCTTTAGGTTTAGCTAGTGAAGGAGAAGAAGATAATGTAAGTATTAATGCATTACCTGAATTTCAGTTTCCAGGGTCTACAGTAGATGCTGAAGAGTTTGTGGGTAATTGGTTAAATCGCAGTATTATTATTGGAGTAAGAATTGGTAGTTGTGGCGACCCTAATGGGTTTTATAGAATGTATGGTTCTTGCGCCGCTCCATTATCATTATTACCAGAAGGGACCAACAATAACGATGCTACTGCAATTATGATGAAATTTCAGCAGTATGCAAAAACAGGTATTATGCCTGGTCGTTATTACGGTACGTTTACCGAGGCGACATCAAATGTTGTAGATGCTGATGCTACTACAGTAGATGTAGATGGTTTATACGGTGAGTTCCAATTACAAGATAATGCTGCTGCAACTGAAATTACTGATATAGAAAATGCTACTACAGGCAAGGTGTATACCTTAATTGGTAGTGGTGGTACAAACCCAGCTACTATTGATGCGACTAATACTAACTTTTTGTTAGTTGGCGCGGTAGATTGGCAAGGTTTAGTAAACAGCCGCATTACATTTGAGGCCCACGACCAAGGTAGTGGCGATCATGTATTTGTAGAAAAATCGAGAAGTTAGAAAGGTTTTGAGTTAGTTGTTTTTTGAGTTAGTTAGTAAAAACCATCACTTTAACAGTGATGGTTTTTTTATTACTTTCGTAGTAAACCAAAAATAAATTAATGATGAAAAGCTGTGTTTTATTATTTGCTGTTTTCTTTACTTTTTCGATTACTGCTCAAAATTTTAAATATGACGAAGAAGATTTAGAATTTTATTTTGAAAAAATAGTGCCTGTATCTATCTCAAAAGATTCAGTTTTAGAATTATCAAAAGAGTGGTTTGCATTAAACTTTAACGATTCTAATAAGGTTATTAAATTAACTACCGACGATAAAATTATAGGAAAAGCATCATCTAAAATTAATATTGTTTCAGGTTCTGCATCAGTACCCGCTACAATGGAATATAGTATTTTGGTATCTTTTAAAGAAAACAAATACAGGTTTCAGGTAGTAGATATTTATATTGATACAGGTATTGCAAAAAACCTACTGTACGATTATCATCAGGGTTTAAACTTTGATTATTATGAGCAAACCATAGCCGCTAGTAAAGAAAATACCACCGATAAAAATGCATTAAAGGCTATTGATAAAATGCTTAGTAATGATAAAATGATGCAGCAAACTTTTGAAGTAGCGCGGCAAGCAAACCAAAACATGATGGATCAGGCTTTAGATAATTGTATACGCTTAGAACAAAGTTTTTATACTACAGTAACTGGCCAAACAAAAGAAAATGATGATTGGTAAAATATTTTTTATATATTTGAAGTGCAAAGCATAGTGAAATAATGAAAATATCAAAAAAAAATATTAATAAATCCTACGAGAAGGTCGGTGAAAGTCCGATACTACAGTTTCACTGTTGCTTTGCAGTACTCGTAGGTATTTTAAATTTTAAAAGTTATGCAAAGCAACAGTGGAAATTTATCACAAGCCCAATTAGATTTAATTACAGCAGCATTAGTAGCTTTAGCCGATGCTGAAATTGATGTAGTATTAGAAGATTTAAAATTTTTGTATTTTAAAGCTTTAGAAAACAACTTAATGGATGATAGCGTGCTACGTTCTGAAAAAACTTTTTCGTTTATTCAACTCCATGATTTTATTGCTAAAGTAAATATGATTTATAATAAGAATGAAAGCTGCCATTTATTAGCAGTGTAATTTTTTTGATAGTGAGTATAATTTCGGTTACGTTTAGGCGACTGGCTTAATTAAATGTGAGTTACTCTGATTAATGCGTAAGCCTTACAGACAATGATAAACTAAGTAACTGAATTATATATATTATTATGCACAAGTTTTTGCGATTTATTGTGCATATAGCAAAAACATGCACAAACAAAAGAAAATGATGATTGGTAAAGATTTTTAAACATTCTTCTTTTTCATCCCAACAATAAAAACCCACTAATTATAGTGGGTTTTCTGTTTTTAATGTCCTTTTAAGCGGTGCAGTTGCACGGTATATTCGTAAGTATAAGATATTAATTTAAAAATAAGTTACCATGAGTACACATAAAAATGCTGTTATAGCCTATATAGAGCAAGACAGAACCTTATCAGGAGGTCGCAACCTGTATAATAAACTGCCACAAAAAAATATGGCTATACAGGGTTCGTTTACTCGTATGCCTACGAATGAGACTAATATTAGAAAAGTTTGTTATGAGCTGGCAAAAGCTGTTGGCCTGCCTGAGCGTAACCTGAATATATTATTACAAAAGCCTATTACAAAACCAGAGCTAACTACTGTAAATACCGATGCGAAGGTTGCACAAGATTTGTTATCTGTAAATGATAGGCTTTTACTTTTTACCCGCGAAACGGTAGATTATAAAACGGCTAAAGCTTTTATAAAAGAATTAGAGCTAAAACCAGTATCAAACAAAAAAGAAGATATATACATTGCTTTAGAAGATGCTAGAGTTAGATTGGTAGACGATAAATTATTTGATTTGCCAGAAAATGTAAAAGCATCAATTAAGCTTAGAGAGCAGTTTCCTTTTTTAAGAGAAAGTACTTGCCCAGATAGTTTAAAGCTTTTAGTAAACGAATTAATTACAGCATACGATAATTTTAAAACCCAGCAACCAAATTTACATGAAGCATTAACTGAAGGAGATGCTGCAGGAATTGCTGCTAATATCGTTAAAAATTATATTGAGAATAAAGAGGCTTGGAACGAGCTAGAACACTACAAAGCTAATGGTACTATTTTAGGAGTACACCCAATGTTTGAACGCTTACAGTTAAAAGATGATATAACGGCTTTACCTACGCTTGATTTGGTTAGTAAAATATCGAACTTAAAAATAAATATTGGAAAAAACAGTAAAAAAAATAATACCGATTTGGTATCACGTGATACTGATTTGCTAGCACATGCCGAGGCGGTTTTAAAAAGTAGATAGTAATTGAGTGATCAAAAAAAAATATCAGAACCTGTAACGGGTGTTGAGTTAGAAGTTATTGAAGAGTTGGCTGAGGGTAATTTTGCCCCCAGCCAAATTGCTTTATCACTTCGAAGAGATAAACGCTCATTTATGCATTTATGGCGCGACCCTAAAAGTGCGGTGCGTTTGGCGTATGAACGTGGTAGGTTGGAAATTGAGAAAACAAAAGTTAATCAGTTGATAACAAAAATAGAAGGCGGCAGCGAAACAGCAATACAGATACACGATAAGCATACCGAGTTGCAGCGGTTTGAAGATATTAAAAAAACAATATTCTCTTTTGAATAAATGGCATGGCTAAAAAAAAGAAATTGCAAAGTGAGTTAGAAGGTTTGCACTACTCCATTTTACAAGATTGGGTAGACAAAGGCAGGTCGGAACAAATGCCTGAAGAAATGATATTGTACTTAGAGCAATTAAATTTCGCTAATAGGCTTTGGGATTCGTGTAATACCCCTCGAGCCATTATAAAAAAACTAGAAATTACTTACCCTGATTTAGACTTGTTGTCGGCAAAATCAAGATTTGAAGATGCGATGCAATGGTTTTATTTAGATGATAAGACACCTAGAGAAGTTTATCGGAATATGCTTTTTGAAAAGCAATTGAAACTGGTTGATGCAGCAATACTATCTGCACGTACAGTTGATGATTATAATAAAGCATCATTAATACTACAGCGTGCCTATGTAATGAAAGGTTTAGATAAGGATGAAGAAGATGTAATACCAGATCATGCTTTTGATAAACCGACCAAAATTTACAGTTTAGATACTTCTGATTTTGCTGATCTACCACAAAACACAAATCGTAATCGTTTAGGTGAGTATATTGATACCATGAACCTTACCGAAGAGCAAAGTTTAAAAATTAAACAAGAAGCTGGTATAGAACCTAAAGAATTGTTTGGAAATTATGAGCAGGAAGAAGACGATAAATAAAGAAGATGAAAGTGTAGAGCTTAGGTATAGCAATTGGTTTAGTCAGCTTGTAAACCTTATGCAAACTACATTTTTATATGTAATTGGTGGTCGTGGTACATCAAAATCTACCGACATACTTGCTGAACGTACTATGGATATTTGCTATGATATGCCAGGGGCGTTTATAGCATTGTCTTCTGATACTTTTATGAATGCCACAAAAAACATTTTACCATCTATTATTGAGGGTTGGAAGCGTAAAGGATGGATAGAAGGAGTGCATTTTGTAGTAGATATAAGGCCTCCAAAACATTTTAAGTTACCGTATAAGTCTATTATAAACTGGAAGTATACGGTAACTGTATTTACAGGCACACATTTTAAAATTATTTCACAAGATAGGCCCTCTATTGGTGCTGGTGATTCTTTTCAACACCACCTTGGTGACGAGGCAAAATACTTAAACGAAAAAAAATTAAATAAGGTTAACCCTGCTTTGCGTGGTGAATATGTGCGTTATGGTAAATCTGCATTTTACGGAGGCCATACTTTTACAACCGATATGCCTAACATTAACCAGGGGGAACATGATTGGATTTTAAAGATGGCTGATAATATGGATAAGAAGAAAATTCTTAAACTATTAGAGTTGGCTATTACCGTTAATGAGGTGCGTATAGAGAGTGTAAATGCAAAATTAGATGCGGAGAATAACCCGCAAGATACATCTGCATTTAGGGAGTATAAAAACTCAGAGAAAAAACTACAACGTTGGGAAGAGCGTTTTCGTTTATTTCGAATGAATACCACTTTTTTTTACGTGGTATCTTCGTTTGTAAATGCTGATATTTTAACGCAGGGTTATTTTAAAAAGCTTTTAGAAACTATGGATTTTAAAGAGTTCATGGTTTCTATATTATCAATAGCGCCCACTTTAGAAAAGGGTTTAATGTTTTATCCTAACTTAACTCATCATAACTTTTATGGTGATGGATTTTTATATAAGTACCGAGACGAATATAAAATTACAGATGAATACACTGAGAGCTCTTTAGATTTAAAGTACATAATACATGACGCGCCATTAGAGGGTGGTTTAGATACAGGTAATATGTGTAGCCTTGTTATTGGTCAGCCACAAGGCAAATATTATAGAGGTTTGAAGGAGTTTTTTACTTTGCCGCCTGAGTTTTTGGGTGATTTAGCTGCTAAGTTTAGAGCATATTTTAAATATCATAAACGTAAAGAATTGCTATTGTATCACGATAGAGGTGCGAATAATTATAAAAGTGTTGGCGAAGATCATGCTAGTAAAATTAAAAAAGCCTTAGAGTTTGACGAAGATGGTAATGCTACTGGTTGGAATGTCACATTAATGAATGAGTATCAAGCAACGATATCACATCAGCAAGAGTATGAAATAATGTTAGAAATGATGTCCGGTAATAACAGGCATTTACCTTTTTTGATTATTGATAAACATAATTGCCCGTGCTGGAAAAGCTCAATGGAGCGTGCTGAAAAAATAATACGTACAGATAAAAATGGCAATAAAACAATACACAAAGATAAATCTTCAGAAAAATTACCGCCTGATCAATTACCTATGAAGTCCACAAACATGAGTGATGGTGGGAAATATCTAATTTGCCGTCCTGAATTTTTAGATAACATCAAAGGAGAAACAGCTTTGTTTTTATCATCACCAACAACCCATTAATGGCAGGTATCTGTTATTGATGGGTTGTTTTTCGTCTTATTTACAAAGTTTTATCTCATTTAATGTCCTGAAAGTCAGATAATAAACCATAGGCCAAAGGTTTGTCAATTTTTTCACGACAGATTTAACGCC